TTGATCGCGGACGGCCTCAAGCGTCGCTTTGATCTCGTTCTGACGGAATCGCTTGACCGGCTGTCGCGCGACCAAGAGGACATTGCCGGCTTCTACAAGCGAATGCGGTTCGTCGGCATCAACATCGTCACTTTGTCGGAAGGCGAAGTGAGCGAGCTGCACATTGGTCTCAAGGGAACGATGGGCGCGCTGTACCTCAAGGACCTGGCTGACAAAACGCGGCGCGGACTTCGCGGGCGTGTCGAAGACGGCAAGTCAGGTGGTGGGCTGTACTACGGCTATGATGTCGTCAAGCAATTCGACGCGAACGGCGAAGCGATCCGCGGTGATCGCACGATCAATCAGGCTGAGGCCGACGTTGTCCGCCGTATCTTCGCGGATTATCTGGCTGGTCAGTCATCGCGCACGATCGCGATGACGCTGAACCGGGAGGGTGTGTCCGGGCCGCAGGGAAGCGAATGGGGGCCGTCAACGATTCACGGCAATCCGAAACGCGGCGTGGGCATCCTCAACAATGAACTTTATGTCGGCAAGTTGGTCTGGAACCGGCTGCGCTACATCAAGGACCCTGACACAGGTAAGCGCGTTTCGCGGCTTAACCCGGAGGGCGAGTGGGTCATACAGGACGTCCCCGAACTGCGCGTTGCCCGAATATGGCGGAGGTCTATCACCAAAAGATCGCCGCCCTATACCGGGACCTACAGAGCGAGGAAACCAAGACCCAGGCTGCGGAGACCTTCCGGTCTCTGGTCAGCCGGGTGGACCTCGTTCCGGAAGGCGGAACGCTGGCAATCCTCCTGCGCGGCGACCTGGCGGCGATCCTCCGGTTTGTAGCGGGCAAGAAAAACCCCGACGTCCTTTCGGAAGCCGGGGTTTTGGACGACCTGCTATCGCAGGCATCGGTGGTTGCGGGGATAGGATTTGAACCTATGACCTTCAGGTTATGAGCCTGACGAGCTACCGGGCTGCTCCACCCCGCGTCAAGGTGTGACGGGCTTGTATGCGCCGCAGAACGCAAACGCAACCCCTTTTGTAACAGATTGATGTCATTCGGGATTTTGCCTGTCGGCGCGCGAGATAGGAATGCGAACCGCACATGCTCCGGGCCGGAGCAATCGCAGCAGAACGCGCATTCGGCGGCGGAACAAGGCGTGAACCGTCGTTCGAAACCGGGAAGGCGACGGACACAGTGCGGACACGAAACGGACTGCTCCGCTGATCAGGGTTTGAGCGATGGCGTCAGTGATCTGCTGGAGGAGAGCGCCAATATTGCAGCTGGCACCCGCGACTCCCGGGCAACGGCGGCGCCGTGAAACCGGAGCTTGACAGCCAGACTGTGAACGGCGTAAACAGTTTTTGTTTACATCGTTCACAGGCCAAACATGATCCCGGACGACGAACTGGTCGGCATCAATGAGATCGCCGAAATGGCAAAGACGTCGCGGCAAGCGGTCGCCAACTGGCGCACTCGCATGTCCGACTTTCCGAAGCCGATCGTCGATCTTGCCTCAGGGCCTGTTTTCCGCCGGTCGCACATCCGCGCCTGGCTAAGGAGAAGGAAGGTCCCAATGGCTCACGTATTTTCGACTATCAATCTGAAGGGTGGCGTCGGCAAGACGACTACGACGGTTGCCCTCGCCGAAACCCTTTCGGCGGAAAAGCGCAAGAAGGTGCTCGTGATCGATCTCGATCCGCAGACGAATGCAACCACGATGCTGATCGGCGAGGAGAAGTGGCGCGAGCTCAATGACAAGGGCTTCACGCTGGCTCAGCTCTTCAAGGATGCGCTCAACCCCGACAGCAAAAAATTCGATCTTAAGAAGACGCTGCAGAAGCGCGTTTCCGACGTTTCGTCGGCAACCACCATCGATCTCTTGCCATCCAGCCTCGACCTGATCGACGTTCAGGATGAGCTGATCAACACTCCTGTTGGCAAATATGGCGCCATTCGGCCATTCGACATTCTGTGGCGTGCGACGAAGGATCTGATCGAAGACTATGATGTAGTGATCATCGATTGCCCGCCTAACTTGGGGAAGATTACGCAGAACGGTCTTCGCATGTCTCACGGGTTCATCATTCCGACGATCCCGGATATTCTCTCGACCTATGGCATTCCCCAGATCGTTCGGCGAGTCCGCGAGTTCTCGGAGGAGATAGCCGAAGATATCGAACCGCTCGGCATTGTCGTGACCAAATTCCAGGCGAATTCGAACGTGCACGTCAACATGCTGAAGCAGCTTAAACTGAACCATACGGCCGATGCGAAGAATTGGCCGCCGGTGTTCGACACGCTCATTCCGCAGGCTAATCAGATTGCCGCCGCAGCAGAGCATTCGGGCTACTCAACCTTGAAACAAAAGTGGGGCTATCAGGGCCTGCATGATCGGTTCTCCGATTTGGCAACCGAGATTCTGACCAAACTGGGGGTTTGAGATGAATATGAAGAGAACCCTGAACGAACTGGTGCGCGCCGTGGTCGACGAGGCGGAGCGCAATCCTGAGTTCGCCCGCCGGATCGAAGAGGCGCTTGGTTTGCAAGAGAAGCCGAAAAAGCCCGTCTTATCTCGCGCGTCACATCGACGGGCGCCGGCAGCCCTTGATCCTGTCGAGCTTGCGCGCCGAGGCGAGTTGGAACTTCGGGCGCGCCTCGCGGAACTGAATCTTGAGCAATTGAAGGATGTCGTCGCTGACTATGGGATGGACCCCGGCAAACTGGTCCTGAAATGGAAGACGGCCGATCGGATCATTGACCGCATCGTCGAGGTGTCGATCGGCCGAGCCAGAAAGGGAGAAGGTTTCCTGTCATCCGGCTCCCCTCGCTCGGAATAGTCGCCGCAACGCGGCGGGCCATCACCCACCGCCGCGGAGACCAGCCCAATGCTGCGCGCACGTTGCGGTGAAACCCGCCCACGCACCGCCCCCGTGCTTTCCGCCCTGTTTGCGCCCCTTCCCGCCATTCTTAGTAAGACCCGCCGAGAGCATCTTGCTGACCGGAAATGACCGCGGCTGAGTGGCGCGGAAAGGGTCGAAAGCATGAAGGCGCATCTCACCGAACGCAACGTGAAGGGGCTTCAGCCGAAGCAGAAAAACATCATCGTCTATGACGAGGAGGTCGTCGGCTTCGGTGTCCGGATCACCAGCGGCGGCACGCGCGCCTTCATCCTGACCTACCGGATCGAAGCGCGGGAGCGCCGCCTCACCATCGGCGCATGGCCAGATTGGTCGGTCACCGCCGCCAGGGAAGAAGCAAAGCGGCTGAAGCGCGAGATCGACCAGGGCCGTGATCCGATGGCCGAACGGGACGAGGCCCGAGAGTCGCCCAACGTGCGACAACTGATCGACCGTTATCTCGAAGAACACGCCTCCAAGCTTGCGAAGCGGAACCGCGACGATCAGGCGTCGATGCTGCGCAAGCTGGTCGAACCCGCCTGGGGACCACGCAAGGCGGCGGAGATCCAGCCCGATGATGTCGATAGGCTTCTCTGCCAGATCGCCGGTGGCACGCTGGGAAAGCGAGGCCGCAAGCCCACGCCGGTCCGGGCGAACCGTGTCGGCGAAATCCTGCGCAAGATGTTCAACCTTGCGATCCGCTGGCGCATCCGCACCGACAACCCCGCCGCCGGTTTCGCTCGGAATGCCGAAGCGCCTCGGGACCGCTATCTCTCAACCGATGAAATCGGGCGGCTATCCGCCGCGCTCGATGCGCATCCGAACCGCCGCGCCGCCGATGCAGTGCGCCTGATCCTGCTGACCGGCGCGCGACGCGGCGAGGTGCTGGGCGCGCGTTGGGATCAATTCGATCTTGACGCCGCCGTCTGGATCAAACCCGCCGCCACCACGAAGCAGCGCCGCCTGCACCGCGCGCCGATCAGCGCGTCCGCCGCCGCGCTGCTGCGCACGATACGGCTGCGCGTGCCCAAAGATTGCGAATGGGTGTTTCCGGGCGATGCCGAAGGCAAGCCGCTTCAGGACATCAAGCGGTTCTGGGAAGATGTCCGGACGAAGGCCGAACTGCCCGCCGTCCGCACCCACGATCTGCGGCACACCTTCGCGTCCCTGCTCGTTTCGGGCGGCATGACGCTGCCGATGATCGGCAAGCTCCTCGGTCACACCCAAGTTCAGACCACGCAGCGCTATGCCCACCTGCTCGACGATCCCCTTCGCGCCGGGCTTGAACAGGTCGGCGATATGCTACGGGCTAAGCCGCGGTTGGTTCAGAATGTAGCGACAGCCTGACACATCTTCCCGAGCGGGTAATTCTGGCAATCTGCTCGACAGAATTGGGCGAATATTCCCGAGCGGGACTTTTCCATCGACATGCGTACCGATCAGTGCTTATTTGCCTGCTCGGGAAGAATGGCGAATCGCACCGTGACACCTACCGAAATCGGCGTGATCGTCCGAACTACTCGCAAGTCGCAGAAACTGCGGCAAGATCAGCTCGCAGGAGCTGCTGGCGTTGGCGTTCGGTTTATCGTCGATCTCGAAGCCGGCAAGCCAACCGCGCAAATTGGAAAGGCGCTCCTGATCCTTGCGGCGCTTGGCTGCAAGGTGACGATTGATCCGCCGCCTAGCCGCTCGTGAGTATGGCGCTTGCGATCCGGGGACGTTGCGTGGAGTGTAAAGTCACGCAGGCTTGGTACCGCGAGTAACGGTTTTCAAACTTGCGACGCAGTCATTTGTTCTGTATTTGTTCACGTCCCGTCGGGCGAGGCTTTAATCGGAAAGAGGGAGAAGGCATGCAACTGGAGCTCATATCACAGGACTTTGCTCAGCGCGCCGTCTCGCCCTTTCTGGAACTCGGTGCGTATGAGTCGCTGTGGGACGAGCAGAGCGCGAGCTTCAAATCCATCGCAGATCTCTTTTCGAAGCAGGAAGGCGCGGTGCCGTCAGATTTTGTGGAACGCTCGCGTGCGTCTTCATATGCAAACGATGTTCACGCTCGTCTGAAGGACGCTGGCATCAAGAGCTATGGCGTCCGCGTCCATGGTGCCGGTGACTACCCGGAGCGCCTGCGAGTCGCTGATCACCCGATTGAGCTTCTTTACTTCCAAGGCTGGTGGGAATTGGTGAACTCGCCGAGATCGGTTGCGGTCGTCGGGACGCGGAAGCCCTCCGCAGAGGGACTGGCCAGAACACGCAGGCTCGTGAAATCGCTTCTGCAAGACGATTTCACTATTGTGTCGGGCTTGGCCGCTGGCGTGGACACGGCGGCGCACACCGCCGCGATCGAACTGGGCGGGCGAACGATCGCCGTCCTCGGAACGCCGCTCTCCAAATCCTACCCTGCGTCGAATGCGAAACTGCAGCAACAAATTGCCGAGCATCACCTGCTGATCAGCCAGGTGCCCGTGAAGCGCTACAGCAATCAGAAGAATCCAACGTCCAACAACTTCTTCTTTCCGGAGCGCAATATCACAATGTCCGCGCTGACCGACGCGACAATCATCGTGGAAGCCGGAGAGACGTCGGGAACCTTGGTGCAAGCGCGCCATGCTCTGAAGCAAGGTCGAAAGGTCTTCATATTGGAGAGCAATTTCCGCAATCCGGAACTGAAATGGCCACACACATTTGAGGAGCGCGGGGCGATCCGCGTCGCCGACTATGACGACATCCGGCGACACATCGTTCCCGTCACGTCTCACTAAGATCGACGAGCTCACGCGCGGCGATCACACCTTCCTCGAAGCCGGGGACGAGTGCCTGTTTTTTGGGGACTATTCGGCACGCAAAGGCTTTTCCCACAGCGCCACAAACCAGCTCATCCTAAACTTTAAGAAGCCCGTTCGATTCCGTGGCACGGCGAGTTGGCGGTACAAGGCGCTGGCGATTAACGCTGCCGCGAACGCCTTCACGCGGAATCTGGGCGCGGCTTTGTCTCAGTTGACGCTTGTGCCGGTTCCGCCGTCAAAGCTCAAAACAGACCCGGAGTATGACGATCGCGTTATGGACATGCTGCGCGCCATAAGAGCGCCGGCAGGAGTAAATCCAGACGTTCGAGAACTTATTCGGCAAACACATCCGATGGCGGCGGCGCACGAGAGCGCTAATCGACCGCCGCCAGGCGACTGGGAAAGCGTCTATGCAATCGACGAAACGCTCGTGCAAAACGAACCCACATGGATCGGCATTGTTGACGATCTGTTGGTCACAGGATGTAGGTTCCGCGCGATGTCAAACGTACTGAAGCGGCGCTTTCCAGCGGCAAGGATCACAGGCCTATTTCTTGCTCGCCGCGTGCCAGAGGCAATCGACTTCTCCGAATTTTTCACAGACCTCGACCAGTAGTTTGACGGCTTAAGGGCCTTGCCGAACTATTGAGAAGCAAGCTCCTTCCAGATTGCCGAAACTTTCCGCCGCACCGTCCGTTCGTCGGGCGGCGGGAAATCCTCCCGGCCCGCGAACCAATCCATCATATCGCGCACCAACTCGCCCTGGCTGACCGGCATGCCATGATCGTGCACACGCCGAGCGATGGCGCCTGCGAAGGCGTCCCAATCGTGCTTGGGCGGCGCGCCCGGCCCGGCGGCGCGCTTGGCTTGTGTTGATGCCTTCGGGCCGCTCTCGGCCGCACCCGCGTCGAACAATCCCCAGGCGCGTTCGCAACGCTCAAACTCTTTGCGCAGGATGATCACGTCGGCGGAGGTGACGGCGACACCATCGACCGGGCGCGCAATCCACTCCCACTCCGTTTTCTTCGAACGACGGAAACGCCGCACCAGCGCCGGCTTGCGCGATGCGCCGTCACGCCGGAACAAGGCGACCACGTCCGCGCCGTCGATCTCCACGATCCCCGAGGCGATCTGCTTGTCGGCCGTCTCGACCGTCGGCAGCACGGCCGAAAGTGCGATCTCGCCGTCGATCGCCCAGCCCGCGATGTCGAGGGCGGGAACCTGCCAGCGGATCGCGGTGTCGGTAACGGTCAGAAAGGAACGGGGCGGCGCTGGCATCTCGAAACACTCGTTATTTGGTCATGGTCATCATTTGCTGGTGGAATTCCTTGCGTCGCGGCTGCGTCGATAGAGCGTCACAACGGCTTTGATATCGCCGCGAAGATCGGGCGGCAGGCGCCCGGCTTCGCAGAACAGATCGTCGAGCTTCACTTCAAGGATGGCGGCGACGCGCTCAACGAGATCGTCGCGCGGCGGGTTTTCCTGCTCGCGCTCGACGCGGCTCCAATAGGCAGGCGAGACGCCGAGACGCTCGGCGAACTCATTCAGGCCGAAGCCCTTTTGATTGCGGTGAAAGCGGACGGTTTGACCGAAGGCCATCAGAGCGTGCTCCCGGTTTCAAAGCGCCGACCGATGAAGCCGCCCTTCGCCAACCGCACCGACATGAAGGCGGCGGTCACGCCGAACGCTTCGGCGAGGTCATCGACCAGCAGGCCGAGTGTGCCCTCGCTCGGATCGAGATCGACGAAGGGAACGGAGCGACCATCGGGTGCAGCGCGCCAGTGGAAAGGCAGATCCAGGGCACTTGCGTGCTTCGGCAGCACGCGCGCGAGCTTGTCGGCCGGAACCAGAAACGCGCCCATGAACTCGTCGGCCCGCCATTCGACCCAATCGATCGGTGCCCCGGGCCTGGCGATGGCGGGCGCAACCGATGTTCGGAACGTCCGCCGGATGTTGCCGCCCATCGCCGCCGGCATGTCGAAGATGGCGTGCGCAAACTCGTGCGCGGCGGTTGAACGGATCACCTCCGGCTGATGAGCCAGCAGGCTGGCGTTGATGCTGATCATCACCGTGTCGGGCAGTTCGGGATCGTTCTCGCAAACGCCGAGCGCCTCGTGGCCGTTCTCGTCGTGGATCGGTCGATCGAGGCCCCAGGACAGGTTGATCGGCTTGCCGTTGACGACTAGGCGCGCGGTCTTCGCGATCAGCGCCGCCACATCGACCGGCCTTGGCTGAACCCCGAACAGGCGGGCGCGGATGTCGCTGGCGATGCTCGCGATCTTCTGAGCGCTCAAGCGATGGGGATCTCCCGCCGCAGTGCTTGGATATGCGATGGCCAGAACCATCTCCTCCTCCTTTCATAACCCGATTGGTCAACAGTCAGTTCTTGATATGTTCTTTCGCCTCTGGAGTCGAGTCGATTCTTCGACGGCAGCGCTTTCGCGTTGTGGATTGACGGCAAGGTACGCGCCGCCTCCGACGGTGGATTGAGGCGGCCAAAACACGCTTGCGCTTGTTTATGCCCGTGTTTCCGCCCGTATTCGGCCCGTCTTTATGCCCACGCCCTATTGTTTCCGCCCCGTTTGCGCCCGTTTCAACCCTGCCTGACGCCGGCCCGCCGTGGTCCCTTTGCGGTCATCGGAACCGCAAGGACACAAGGAAACGGGCATGGACGATCAAGTTAACGCGCAACGAAACGGAGCCGCTTCCGCGGAACTGATGCAAGGCTGGATGGGGCGGCGCGAGGTCGCCGAAGCGCTCGGAATCTCGACCGCGACCTTGCAACGCTGGCAGACCCGCCGGATCGGCCCGCCCTGCGTCCGGATCGGCCGCCGCGTCTTCTATCGCGCCGATGCCTTCCGCGAATGGATGATCTCCCAGGAACGCGGGCCGGTGGTCTCGAAGCGCACGGGGTCCGCCCGATGATCGCGCCCCTGATGATTGCCGAGCGGCTTGAAGCCCGCGCGCTCGCCGCCAATGCCGTCCGCTCCGCCTTCTATGAGCGCTTCGGCGAACATCCTTCCGCTGAAGATCGCCTGTGGCAGATCGATCCGATCGCCCGGCTGGATTTCGTCGGCGATGTCGAACTGAAACTCGGCGTGGCGTTCCGCGACGAGGATGTCGAATTCCTCGACACCCCGTCCGACCTGATCGAACGCGGCGCTGAGATCCTGATCCGTGGGGGCGTGCGATGAGCAACCCCTTCGAACGGCATGACATCGGCCATCTCTCCGCCTCGTCCCTCAATCTCTGGGCGGCCGAACCCGCGCTCTGGATCATGGAACGCCTGCTCGGGCGGCGATCGCCCTCCGGCATTCCCGCCGCACGCGGCAAGGCGGTCGAGGCCGGCGTCAATATCGGCCTTCACGATCCGGCGCTTCCCGTTGAGGCCTGCATAGCGGAAGCGGAAAGCGCCTTCGATCGCGAAACCGCGCTCAATCCCGATCCGCGCCGCGACGACGAACGCAAGAAACTGCCGGGCTATGTGCGCGGCGCGCTGGCCGAACTCCGGCAATACGGTCTGCCCGATGCCGACGGCTATCAAGGCAAGGTTGAAATCCGCCTGGACGATATCGCCGTTCCGGTGATCGGCTTCGTCGATTGGCGGTTCTCAGGCCACGGCCTGATCGTCGACCTAAAGACCACCGAACGACTGCCGTCAGTGATCGGCGCAAGCCACGGCCGGCAAGGCGCGGTCTATGCCACCGCCCACGGCAATTTCGGGATGCGCTTCGCCTACGCCAAGCCCGCTCCGGCCAAGGGCGATGGGCGGCAGGTCCAGGTTCTCGAAATGTCGGGCGATGACGTGCGCGCGCACCTCGCGGCACTTCGGCTTATCGCCCTCTCGCTCGGGCGCTTCCTCGCCCTCTCCCATGACGCCCGCGAGCTCGCGGGTCTCATCGTCCCGGACTTCGACAGTTTCTACTGGTCGGACCCATCCGTTCGCGCGGCGGGCCGGGATGTCTTCGGGTTCTGAACCCTCAACCGCTCAAGGCTCAACGCTCAAGGAGACGAACAATGGCACTCAATATCGGCGCTTCTGGCATAATCCGCCCCTACGTCAAATACAACGCCAAGTCGGACAAGTGGTTTATCCGCGCGGAGGGCGGCGGCGATCTGGAAATCGCCCGTCCCACCTTCCTGCTCGACCTCGCCAACATCCGCACCGGCTGGCTGCGCTTTCAGGAAGGCCAGGCGCCGGAACGGCTGATCGATCCGGCACTGGATAAGGTCGCGCCCACTCCCGGCGAGGGCTTCAAGCGCGGATTCGTCGTGATGGCCTTCTCGCCGAAGTTCTTCGGCGGCGCCGTCGAGATGGCCTCGGCCTCGATCCACGTATCGAACGCCATCCGCGATGTCTATGCGGTGTTCGAGGAACAGGCCGGGCGCACGGAGAACCGCGGCAAGGTGCCGGTGATCACCTGCACCGGCGCAGACGCCATGAAAGACAAGTATGGCACCAACTACCGGCCGAAGCTCGAACTGACGAAGTGGGTCGATCGTCCGGCTGATTTCCCGGACGCCTCGGCTGTCGAAGAGAGCGAGGTCTGGAAAGGCAACGCCGCCGCAGCGTCGAAGCCCGCGCCCGTCGCCCATGTGCCGCCGCCCGCCGCGAAGCCTGCGCCGCAGCCGATTTACGAAACCGACTTCTGACCTTCCGGCGCTCTCGGATCGCCGGGAGCGCCGCCTTTTCTTCCATCCGCCCTGATCCCTTCAACGCGCCGGAGCGCGAATGACGACGCACGCGCCAGAATCCGAGCCCGATCGCACCGCGATGCTCCGCCATGTCGAACTGGTATTCGGCGGCGGCTTCGACGGTGCGCTCGATGGGCTCGTCGAACTGGCGTGGACCGATCCGGCGACCGGCTCGCTTCGCAACGCGCAGATGTTCGGCACCGATCAGCTCGAAGAGCTGGTCGAGCGTGCCGCTGAACTGAACCGCACCGAACGCTGCAACGTCTATGTCGGCGCGGCGCTCCGCAAACCCGGCACCGCGCTGGCGAAGCGCACTGCTGATTCCGATTTCCATTCCGCGCCCTTCGCCTGGGCCGATATCGATGATGATTGCGTCGAAGCGGCCATCAAAGCGGCGAAGGCGGCAGGTGTTCCGGCGACCATGACCGTTGTCACCGGTCGCCATCCCCATATGCGCGCGCAATTCTGGTGGCGGCTTGTGGACGCCGAGCGGGACGCCGCGGCGATCAAGGCGTTGTGCTCGAGCATCGGCCTCGCGCTGGGCGGCGACAGCACCGTCTCGAACCCCGGCCGCGTGCTGCGCCTCGGCGGATCGATTGCCTGGCCGCTCAAGCCGGGCCGCGTTGTCGAATCTACCGAAGTCCATATCCCCGAAGATGATCGCCCGCCGGCCTATTGGGCGTCGGCGCTCACGCAGGCCTTCGCCGCGCCCGCGCCGCTCCTCCAGACTGCTCCGGCAGCGTCCGAGCCGTCGGCGCCCTCAATGGCGCCTTCGACGCCGAAGCCGCTCGAACTGCCTATCGGCAGTCTGTCGGTGGAGGCGACGCTGGCCGCGATCCAGCGCAACGACCACTGGCATCAGAACACCGTGCGGCTCGTCGGCAACTGGGTGGCGCGCGGATTGTCGAACGCCGAGATCCTGGCATTCGCGCCCGCCTTGACCATCGGCAACGGGCCGGACGGGCGAAGCTACACAGTCGACCAGACGTGCCTTCAACTCAACTCGATGATCACGGGCGCGCGGCGCAAGTGGAACCTGCCAAACCCGGTCGTGACGATCGAGGACAAGCTTCCGCCGCCTCCGATGGAGATCGAATGGGAGGATGGCGCAAGCGCCGCCATGATCCCGCGTCGCCGCTGGCTCGTCGGCTCATTCGCGATCCGCGGCCATCTGACCGTGCTGGTGGCACCTCCCGGTGCGGGCAAATCCACACTCGGCATTGCACTGGCAGTGGCCGGCGTCACGGGTCGCGGCGAGATCGTCGGCGAAACCGTTCATGAGACCATCAAGGCGTGGGTCTGGAACAACGAGGACGACCGCAACGAACTGCGCCGCCGCCTGGCTGCGATCATGCAGCAATGGAACGTCGCGCCCGCTGATCTGCGCGGCAAGCTCGGTCTTAACTCCGGCTCTGAGCGCCCGCTCGTCATCGCCAAGGCGACCAAGGACGGCGCGGTGGTGCGCCTGCCGGATATCGAAGCCATCATCGAACGGGTGCAGGCCGAAGGCATCGGCCTCCTGATCGTCGATCCCTTCGTCGAGACCCACGAGGTCGACGAAAACAACAACGCCCAGATCAAGGCCGTCGCCGCCATGTGGCGCGAAGTGGCCCGGCGCGGCGATTGCGCGGTCGTCATCGTCCACCACACCGGCAAGCCGCCATCGGCTTCGCCCGATGCGTGGACGGGATCGCTGTCGGCCTCGCGCGGTGCGTCGTCGCTCGGCGGTGTCGCTCGGATCATGCGCACGCTCTTCGCCATGTCGCAGAGCGACGCCGACAAGTTCGGCCTCGATGCGGATGAGCGCCGCCTGTGGGTGCGTCTCGATGATGCGAAGGCGAACCTGTCGCTAGCGTCCGGTTCGGCGCGCTGGTTCAAGCGAGTGTCGATCATCATCGCCAACGGCGAGGAAGTCGGCGCGCTGGTGCCCGGCGATCCGAACGAGCGCGCGCCGCAAGTGGATCGCGCCGCTGAAATCGAAAGCGCGCTGTTCGAAGCGATCCGAACCGCCTGGAACGCAGGCTCGCCGCTCTCCGAACAACCCCGGGCGAAGGATCGCTATGCGCCGGGGATCGTCGGCAAGGCAATGCGCATCGCGTCTGAAACCGTCGCGGATGTGTTGGCCCGCCTGATGGGCGGCGGTGCGATCGAACGGACGCGCTTCGACGCCAAAACCAAAACCTACGGCCTGCGGATCGTCCCTTTGGACGAGCGCGATATGCGCTCCGACCAGCGCCGAAATCATGAACCTGCGGAGGAGTTCGAATGACCGCAACATGCTGGCGGAGAAGCGGCGGAGACATCCGCCAAGTGTTTGATTTCATTGGAGGCGGAAACGTCGCGGAGACGCGGAAACGTCCCGCTAACCCGTTGATTTCAAAGCGGAGACGGAAACGGAGACAGGTCAGTATCCCCTACGGGGATACCGCGCGGGCGCGCACGCGAGGGCGTGCCGCGCCGCGCTTCCATCGGAGGGCGCAGGCATGACCGCCGCCCTGAACCCGATGCCCTCAGCCGATCTGGCGAAGGCCTCGCTCGATCGCCTCGATGCGGTGGCTTCGGCCATGGAACGCAAATGGGGAATTGATCGCCTTCCGAAGCTCGTCGATGCGCCGCTCGCCGTTCGGTTTCGGTCGCAAGCCGAACGTCTCGACGAGGCAATCCGTTCGGATATTTCGGCAGCGATCTCGGCCCAGGCCGAAGCCATGCTGCGGGCGTGGAATGCGCTCGACGCCGCCGCGATCACCGGAGGCTGGAAACCGCTCGCGCCGACGATCTGGGAAGCCGTGCTGCCCGAAACCGGCGAGGTGATCGCCATCGTGCGCGATTCCGACGAGGCCTTTGCGCTGGGACACGAACGCAAGGGCGCGGTCTGGACGCTGGCTGAAGTGGCGATTGCGATCGAAGCCTTCGGTGACACGGTGCGCGCGACGAAAGAGGCCTTCCCCGGCGCCGAAGTCACCGCGGTTCGGCCCGCAGGGACAACCGCCAAACTTGCGATCGGTTCTGCCGCGCCTGTCGTGGCCACAGAACGCGAGACGAAGCCTGCCCGCAAACTGCCAGCCCGCAATCGCCGAAACCGTTCTGCGGGCTTCGCAGGGCTTTACGCGCCGCTGCTCGATCCCCGTCCCGAAACACCATCCACCAAGCCGCCGATCGATTGGGAACGCGGCGACGACATCCCGTTCTAGCTCAGGAGGAACCCATGCTTGCCCTCGCCTTTGAAAACCCTGCTATCCCGCCGGCGCCCGCCGTGGCGCCGCCGGCGTCGCGAACGATCCTCGCGCTTGACCTTGGCACCCGAACCGGATGGGCCGTGCTGCCGCGCTCGGGCCGGATTGCCTCAGGCGTTACCGAATTTCGTCCCGGCCGCTTCGAAGGCGCGGGCATGGCGTTTCTGCGCTTCGAGAAATTCCTCGCCGATCTCAACCGCGACGCTGGCCCGTTCGACGCCGTGGTGTTCGAGGAAGTCCGCGCCCACGCCGGAACGCTTGCCGCGCAGGTCTATGGCGGCTTCCTCGCCCATCTCACCGCGTGGTGCGAGCGCAAGGCCGCGCCCTATCTCGGCGTGCCTGTGGCCACCATCAAGCGCCACGCCACCGGCAAAGGCAACGCGCCGAAGGAGGACGTGATCCGCGCCGTGCGGGCGCAAGGCTTCCTGCCGAAGGACGACAACGAGGCCGATGCTCTGGCCCTTCTCGCCTGGGCCATCGCCAATGAGATCGGAGGCGCGCAATGAGCAAGCGCCTGTCTGGACCGCTCTCGCCGAACGAGATCGAGGACCGCTTCGAGGAAGCGGCACGCACACTGCGCCGCCTGCCTGACGACAAGCCGCAGGGCTATTTCAACGTCTGGCCCGCCATTGTGCGAACGACATGGGAAATCATGGCCATGGAGCGCCAGCCCATGAAGGTCTGGGCGACGCCACAATCCATCGACCGCATGGAAGAATGCTTCGCCTGGCTGTTCTGGCTCGAACCCGAAGAGGCGCGCGTTGTGTGGCTGCGCGCCGAGGGCATGCGCTGGAAGCCGATCTGTCGAAGGCTCGGCGTGAGCAGGGCGACAGCCTGGCGCTGGTGGGCGACCGCGCTGATCAAGATCAGCCATCGCTTGCACGCCGACGACAAGCCGCGCATGTCGAAGCCGAGGAAACAGGCGTCATGAACCACGCCTCTTCGCGCGCGCGTAGGGACGACTTGAACGCGCATTCGACGACGTGGGGGCGGCTCTTGCCCGCGCTCAACAGGCGCGCATTGACGCCAGTTCGTCTAACTTCGAGCGAGACAAATTCAGAGGTTTTCGCGATATTTGTTGGCATGATCGCGAGAGGTGCAGGCATCAACACCACGATCCCGCGCACCCTCGCATTCGAACGCTTATCCCGACGACAACGCGCATGCGGCGCGAAACCGCCGATCCCCGCCCCTTTTAGGTTCTTCCAGGCCCTCAACGTATGCGGGCGGCGGCAGCGCGATCCTTTGCTAGCGGCAGGTTCGCGAACCGGGTTCGCACCCCGCCCTTGAGGTTCGCGGGTTCGCACCCCGGTTCGCATTCAACGGAGACACAATGCTCGCCATCGAGAGCCGCCCGATTGCGCGGCTGATCCCCTATGTCCGCAACGCACGGACGCATTCGGGCGATCAGATTGCGCAGATCGCGGGCTCGATTGCCGAGTTCGGCTTCGTGAACCCGGTGCTGATCGGCGCCGACGATGTGATCATCGCCGGCCACGGGCGCGTTCTCGCCGCCGAGAAGCTCGGTCTCGCCGAAGTGCCGGTCATCGTGCTTTCGCATCTTTCGGAATCGCAGCGCCGGGCGCTGGTGATCGCCGACAACCGGATCGCGGAAAATGCGGCCTGGGACGATGCGATGCTCAAGGCCGAAATCGCCGCCTTGCATGAAGACGCCTTCGATCTCGATCTTCTGGGCTTTGCCGAAGAGGAACTCGGCCGGTTGCTCGATGGCCTTGACGCCGATGCCGGCGGCGATGGCGCGGCGGATGGCGAGCCATCGTCCGATGCCTCGACCGAAACACAACGCGCGACCCTTGCCGAGCGCTTCGGCATTCCGCCCTTCTCGGTGCTCGATGCCCGCAAGGGCTGGTGGCAGGACCGCAAGCGCGCCTGGATCGATCTCGGCATTCGCTCGGAACTTGGACGCGGCGAAGGCGCGACCTATGGCGTCGCCGACGGCGTGACCGAGCCCGGTCTCAATCACTATCGCAACCGGAACAATGCAGCGCCCGGCGGATCACCCCGCCCGCTCGATCGCGGCTGGACCGGCAAGAAGGACAAACCCGCCCATGGCTAAGGGTCTCGCCCGCACGTTCGGTCAGGATCTGATGCGGGGCGAGCATGAGGTCGGCGCGACCACCAACGGCGGCGTGCTGATGCCGTCGCACACATCGGGCGATCCCGGCTTCTATTCGAAGAAGCGGGCTCGCGAGGCGGAGATCGGCCGCGAGCTGACGACAGAAGAATTCCTCGCCGACCACTACGAGGCGTCCGACGCGCCGACCGCTTCCGGCACGTCGATCTTCGATCCGGTCTTGTGCGAAATCGCCTATCGCTGGTTCTGCCCGCAAGGCGGAACCGTGCTCGATCCCTTTGCGGGCGGCTCGGTGCGCGGCATCGTCGCCTCGCGTCTGGGGCGTCGCTACGTCGGGATCGAACTTCGGCACGAGCAGGTCGAGGCGAACCGCGCGCAGGTCACAATCGCCGTCGAACCGTCGCCGGAATGGCGCGTCGGCGACGCGCGCGATCTTGGCGCTATTGCCGCGGATGTCGCGGCGGACCTGATCTTCTCCTGCCCACCCTATTGGAACCTCGAACGCTATTCCGACGATCCTGCCGATCTTTCGACGATGGGTGAGGCCGCGTTCTTCGAGGCGCAGGCCGCGATCATCGCCGCCGCCGTCGCCCGATTGAAGGACGATCGCTTCGCGGTCTGGGTTGTCGGCGATGTGCGCGACGACCGCGGTTTCTACGTCAACCTGCCAGGCCGAACGGTCGAAGCCTTCGAGGCGGCGGGCGCGCGCTTTTACAACGAGGCGATCCTCGTGACCGCCGTCGGATCACTGCCGATCCGAACCGGTCGCCAGTTCACCGCCGCGCGCAAACTAGGGCGCACCCACCAAAGCGTTCTGGTCTTCGTCAAAGGCGATCCCCGGCGCGCAACCGAAGCCTGCGGCGAAGTCGAATTCGGCGAGATCGAGGAGGCCTTGGCATGACGCCGCCGATTGTCCGTGAGCACGGCGGCGTATCAGTGATCCGCGACGATCTTTTCCCGGGCGGCACGAAAGCGCGGTTCATGCCGGTGCTGTTTGAAGGCGCGGAGGAAGCCGTCTACGCCAGCCCGGCTGAGGGCGGCGCGCAAACCGCGCTCGCGACCGTCGCGAAGGATCTCGGCAAGCGCGCGACGATCTTTGTCGCGGCGCGAGCCAAGCTCCATCCGCGAACGCTGGAAGCGGCAAGGCTCGGTGCGAAGGTGGTGCCGGTTCGGCCCGGCTATCTCTCGGTCGTGCAAGCTCGCGCGAAGGACTATGCAAAAACGAGCGGCGCGCGGCTTGTGCCCTTCGGCGTCGATCTGCCCGAAGCCATCACACGCCTTGCAGACGCCGCGCTGGCGACCGGGCTTGATCCCGATGAACTCTGGTGTGCGGCTGGCTCCGGCGTGCTGGCCCGGGCGCTGGATAAAGCTTGGCCTCGTGCCCGCCGCCATGTCGTTCAGGTTGGACGGGAACTTGCGCGCGAGGACGTGGCGAACGCCACGATCCACGTCTATCCGCGCCCATTCTCCGATGTCGCGAAAGCGATATCGCCGTTTCCGTCCGATCCGCACTACGACGCGAAGGCTTGGGAGACGATGACGGCCCGGAAGGGTCCGGGCCGCGTCGTGTTCTGGAATGTCGCTGGGCCTGCCCGGCCTTAATTGCATCAAGTGATCTTGATAGTCAGACATGAACATAAGCTGTCGGCACTTTGCAGTAGCCGACAATTTGCGGAGGGGGGTCGAGTGTGTAGTCGTGAATATCACTCACGTTGTTCTTCAACCCCTTCCGCTCAAGGGAATGATAGCGCACTGCAAGAATGCAGTACTCCCCTGACCGATCTTGGCGCATTTGCATAGCGTGGCCCAGAGCCATGGAGCTTTGCTTCGCGAAGGAAACTGAAGGTAGCCCATTGGTGCCTGTGGGGTCGGGAATTATGAAGCCATTCTTCAGTATCGGCTCCAAATTTGCGATTGGGGTCGCATGAAACAGCACCAGATCATCGCGCTCAAGCACATCAGGAAAGACGCAGTAACTGGTAGAGGACGGATCAGTCGGGAACGCGTATTCGATAGGGTTCATTTTGCTCCGCCCGATGTTTTCAAGACTCATGACGTTGTTTGATTCAAGCGACATTAGCGCTCCTGACCTCTTCTGCGAAGCGTTCCGTGTTCGCTGTCAGTTCGGCCCTCAGATCGCCGATTGCCTGCGACGCGCCTCGATGGCGATGAGCGCGAGATCGCGATAGCGCGCCATGGCCTTCGGGCTCGTTGAAACCGGATTGATCTCGATGGCCTTCAGGCCTTCGACATCGCTCGCTTCGACCAGCGTCACCAGCTTGGCGAGCTTCGCCCGAAACCGCGCATGTGTCGGCTTGGAGAAATCCGGCGCTGCCGGAAGCGCGCCCGCCTGCGCCTGCTCGATGATCGCCTTGCGCTTGCCGGGCTTTGGGCTGGTCGGCGACGTTGCCAGCTCGGACTCCGTGGTCTTGATCGGCGGCTGGCCATCGGTGTCTGTCGCCATTGCCCGCCAGCCGAACCGGCCATCGGGCGTCTTGAACACTTCGAACTCGCCGGGCTTCAACCCGGTGCGCTGCGCACCGCGCTGGGCGTTGAACTTCTTGTCGTAGGTCGTGGCTTCCGTGGTCATGGTCGTGCTCCTTCAGGATCGGGTTCAGTTCGAAGTGACAAGCGCCGAACGGCCTTCGGCGGTGACGCCGTAGATCAGCGGAAGGCGCTTGCCGAACGGTGTGGGGTTATCGGCGACGAGGCGCATCGCCTCAATCCGCGCATCTTCAAGGGTCGGCGCGCTCGCCCGGGCGTAGCGCCCGGTTCCGAGGAACAGGGCAACGTCATAGCGAACGGCGTTGGCGAGAACTGCAGCGTTGGCGGCGTCGGCGGGATGAACTTTGCGGCGCTTCATGAGCGATCTCCGTGGGTTAGGACGGGTCGCAGACAGCCTCGACACACAAATCGGAGCAACTCCTAAGTCGCTCTAATCGCTAATTATTTTCGATTGGGAGCGCAGCCCATGGGTCTGTCGCGGAGGGCCTATGCGCGCCATCGCGGCGTCTCCGACATGGCGGTTCGAAAGGCCATCGCCTCGGGCCGGATCGCCGTAGAGGACGACGGCACGATCGATCCCGAGAAAGCGGATCGCGCCTGGGGATCGAGCTCCGACCCCGCGCAAGTTCGCCCCGTGGCCAAATCGCCGCCACCGCCGCGCGGCACACCGCGTCCCGTGCCGATTGCGGCAGTCGAAGCGGTCCGCGAAACCTTGCGCGAAAGCGGTGAGCCCGCGCCCGCCGCCGGCAACATGACCTTCGTCCAGGCGCGCACCGCCAACGAGGTGATCAAGGCGCAGGAGCGCCGCATCCGTCTTGGCAAGCTCAAGGGCGATCTCGTCGATCGCTCGCGCGCGGTCTCAACGGTCTTTGCGCTCGCCAGGCGCGAACGCGACGCTTGGGTGCAATGGCCGGCGCGCGCCGCCGCCCTGATCGCCGCCGAACTGCAAATCGATCCTCACCGCTGCGAGCAGGTTCTCGAAGCCCATGTCCGACGCCATCTCGAAGAACTCAGCCAAATCGGCATCGAGCTTCGATGAAGGCTTCGACGGACGCGCGGAGATCATTACCGCCTGGAGCCGTGGCCTTGCGCCCGATCCGGCTCTGACGGTTTCGGCTTGGGCGGATCGTTATCGCTTTCTGTCCTCGCGCGCTTCGTCCGAGGCGGGCCGCTATCGAACCGACCGGACGCCCTATATGCGCGGCGTCATGGATGCGCTCTCGCCCGGCAGTTCGGCCCGGCGGATCGTGTTCATGAAAGCGGCGCAGGTCGGCGCGACCGAGGCCGGCAACAACTGGATCGGCTATTGCATCCATCAGGCGCCGGGTCCGTTCCTCGGCGTTCAGCCGACGACCGATCTCGCCAAACGCCTGTCACAACAGCGCATCGAGCCGCTGATCGATGAAAGCCCGGAACTTCGGGCGCTGATCCTGCCGTCGCGCTCGCGCGATAGCGGCAACACGGTACTCGCCAAGAAATTCGCAGGCGGGCAGCTTGTCTTGACCGGCGCCAACTCCGCCGTCGGCCTGCGCTCAATGCCCGCGCGCTATGTCTTCCTCGACGAGGTGGACGCCTATGAGGGCGATGTCGATGGCGAAGGCGATCCGGTCGCGCTCGCCATCGCCCGCACGCGCACCTTCGGCCACCGCGCCAAGGTGTTTCTTGTCTCGACGCCGACGATCAAGGGCCTGTCCCGGATCGAGCGGGAATTCGAAGCGAGCGATCAGCGCCGATTCTTCGTACCGTGCCCGCATTGCGGCCTCTCCCAATGGCTCAAGTTCGAACGCCTGAAATGGACGAGCGGCGAACCGGCGAGCGCTGCCTATCACTGCGAGGCTTGCGATCAGCCGATCGCCGAGCACCACAAGACCGCGATGCTGTCGGCGGGCGAATGGCGCGCCACCGCCACTCCGGCCGACCCGCATTGCGTCGGCTTTCACATCTCCGGGCTCTATTCGCCGGTGGGCTGGCTTGGCTGGGCCGATATCGCCCGCGAATGGGAAGCGGCCCAGGGTGATGATGCGGCGCTCAAAGCCGCAAAGAACACGCTGCTCGGCGAGACGTGGCAGGAACGCGGCGAAGCACCGGATTGGCAGCGCCTCTACGAGCGGCGGGAAGATTTCGCACCGCTGGTGCCAATGTGCGGCCTGATCCTCACGGCAGGCGCCGACGTTCAGCACGACCGGATCGAGGTCGATATCTGGGCGTGGGGCCGAAGGCTCACCAGCGCGCTCGTCGAACACATCGTGCTCGAAGGCGACACTTCGCGCGAGGAGGTTTGGGGAAAGCTAACGGCGTTGCTCGGCCAGACGTGGCGTCACGAGAACGGCGCGCGGATGCGGATCGCGCGGCTTGCGATCGGCCGCACGATCCGGCGTGGTGTGAAGCTCTGGAAGGTCTCGGTCGCAGTCTTCAAGTCGGAGACCTATCGCTTCCTGCGGCTTGACCGCCCGACGGACGAAGAACTCGCCGCAGACACGCCGTTTCCGGACGGCTTCATGCACCTGCCGAAGAGCGTCACCGCCGAATGGGTGAAGCAGCTTGTCGCCGAGCAGCTGGTGACGGTGCGCGACCGCCGCGGCTTCTCCAAACTCGAATGGCGGCAGATGCGCGAGCGCAATGAGGCGCTGGATTGCCGGGTCTATGCCCGCGCCGCCGCATGGCTGCTCGGGATCGACCGGTTCGACGACGCCAAGTTCGAAGCGCTCGAAGAAGAGCTTCGGGTCGCAGCCGAGGACGAAGCGCGGCCCGTCGATCAGCGCGGCGTCACGCCCACGACCGCGCCCGTGCGCCGCTCCGAATGGCTCGGGCGGCGCGACAAATGGTTCTAACCTATCGCGGGATTTCCGATGCCCTGGACGCAGACCGAACTCGATGCGCTAAAGCGCGCCTTCGCGGGCGGAACGTTGCGCGTCACCTATGATGGGAAGACCGTCGAGTATGGCTCGGCGGACGATCTCCTGAAGCGCATTCGCACCATCGAGACTGAGATTGCCAGCACATCTGGCAATCCGCGCCCCATAGCGGGATTTGCAAGCTTCGGCCGCGGTGATCGCTGATGGCCGCGAACTGGATCGATCGTGCTCTCGCCAGCGTCGCACCGGGTGCGGCCCGCAAGCGCCTTCTCGAACGCCAGGCGTTCGAGAAGCTGGCGCGCGCCTATGATGGCGCAGCGGTCGGACGGCGCACTGATGGCTGGCGATCGTCGTCCAGCTCCGCCGATGGCGAGATCGCTTCCGGCGCGTCGCGGCTGCGCGACCGCATGCGGGATCTGACGCGCAACAATCCGCATGCTGCGAAGGCCGTGGCGGTGCTGGTGAACAACATCGTCGGCGCCGGGATCAGGCCGCGCGCGGCGGCCGGAACCGACGCGCTCGACAACCGGATCAATGAACTATGGGAAGCCTGGGCGGCAAGATCAGATGCTGATGGCCTCGCCGATTTCCACGGACTCACCACGCTTGCCGTCCGCGAGATGATCGAAGGCGGCGACGTGTTTCTGCGCCGTCGCATCCGCCGCACCGAAGATAAGCTGCCCGTGCCCTTGCAGCTTCAGCTTCTCGAAGCCGATCATCTCGACGACACCAAGATCGCTGCGCTTCCCGACGGCGGACGGATCGTGCGCGGCATCGAATATGACGCCATCGGCCGACGCCGCGCCTATTGGCTGTTTCCCGATCATCCCGGCGACACCAGCGTGCCGCTGTCGCGCAGCCTCACCTCGGCGCGCGTGCCTGCAGATGGCATCGCCCACCTCTTCGAGCGCCAGCGCGTGCAGAGCCGCGGCGTGCCCTGGGGCGCGCCGGCCATGCGGGCGATGCGTGATCTTGATGATTGGACCAACGCAGAGCTTGTCCGCAAGAAAACCGAGGCCTGCCTCGTTGGCGTGGTGCTCGGCGCGGATGAGGCCGATCAGGGCGTGGCGCCGACCGTCGTCGATGCCGAAGGCAAGACCATCGAGCAATTCGAACCCGGCCTGATCGCCTATGCGCGCGGCGGCAAGGACATCAAGTTCAACCAGCCCGCTTCAACGGCTGGCGTCTCGGAATGGCTGCGGGCGCAGCTGCACATCATCGCCGCCGGATACCGCGTGCCTTACGAGTTGCTCACAGGCGATCTGTCTCAAGTCAACTATTCGAGCCTACGCGGCGGTCTCGTCGAGTTCCGGCGCATGGTCGATGCCCTGCAATGGCAATTGGTGATCCCGGGCTTTTGCGAACCGGTCTGGCGCTGGTTCACCGAGGCGGCTTGGGTTGCGGGTTTGATCCCGAACCCCGTGGTCAAGGTCGAATGGCAACCGCCGCGCTTTGATGCCGTCGATCCCTTGAAGGACGCGCAGGCCGATCTTCTGATGCTGCGCTCGGGCACCATGACTCTCGCCCAGGCCATCGCCCGGCAGGGTTACGATCCGGCTTCGCAACTTGGCGAAATCGCTGAAATGAACTCAGCTCTCGATCGGTTGAAGATCGTGCTCGATAGCGACCCGCGCATGATGACCAACGCCGGCACGGCGCAACCCGATCCGAACGATCCCGCCGGCGACACCGCAGACAACGAGCAGCCGGGCAAGTCGAAGCCCAAGCCCGGCGACTGATCTCCTTCGAGGACACCATGAAACCTGCTCAACCGCCTTCGCGCGGCGTAGCGCCTTTGGCGAATGCGCTGCCGATGCAGACCCGGCTTGCGCCGGTCGCCTCCATCGAGGCCGAGACCCGAACCGTCGAAGTCGTCTGGACCACCGGAGCGTCCGTGCGCCGACGTCGCTGGACCGGCTTTGATACCGCGATCGACTACGAGGAAATCCTAGTGGTCTCGCGCGATGCCGTCGATCTCTCGCGCCTTGATGCCGGCGCGCCGGTGCTCGACAGCCATTCGCAATGGACGACGCGGGCGATTATCGGCGTCGTCGAACGCGCCTGGATCGACAAGGGCGAAGGCCGCGCCGCCTTGCGCTTCCCGAAGCCTGGCGTCGATGAAGCCGCCGATCGCCTGTTCGCGCTCGTGACCGATGGGATCGTTCGCAACATCTCGGTCGGCTACCACATCGACAAGGTGCGGGTCGAACGGCCCAAACGAGTCGGCGAACCCGAACGCTGGTTCGTCGAACGCTGGACGCCGCACGAACTGTCCTTCGTCGCCGTCGGCGCCGATCCCGGCGCGCAAGTCCGCTCTGCGGAGGATGCGCCGACCTTTCCCTTCGAACTGATCGAACCCTTTTCTCGAACAATGGAGACTGCCGCCATGGACGAACCGGTCCAGACCCGCGAAGCCGCGCCGGAGGCTTCGCCTCCGAATGCCCATACTGACCGGGCGCCGCCCGCGCCTGCCGCGAACGAGCGCGCCACGCCGGCGCCGCCCAACCCGTCCATTGCCGCGGCCGATCTCGATCAAGTCCGGACCGAGGAGCGCGAGCGCGTCGGGGCGATCTTCGGCCTTGCCGATCGCTTCAAACTCGACCGCGCCTTCGCCGATGATCTGGTGACGCGCGGAGTCGCTATCGAGGAAGCCCGTCGCCTGATCCTCGACAAGCTTGCCCGCCGCGATGAACGCGGTGCCGGCCACACTGCCGTTTCCTTCCCGGCGGGCGGGCTCGACGCAACGGTCACGCGCCGTGAGGCGCTCGTCGAAGCGATCCTGCATCGCCTAGCGCCTGTCGCCTTCACCATGACCGACCGGGCGCGGGACTATCGCGGCATGTCGCTCGTTGATGTCGCCCGGGACAGCCTCGCCGTCGCCGGCCAGGCAACCCGCGGAATGACCGGCAACGAGATCGTCCACGCCGCCACCCGCGCCGCCGGCCTGCATTCCTCGTCGGACTTCCCGCTGATCCTCGCGGCCGTCGCCGGCAAGCGTCTGCGGCAGGCCTATCAGGTTACGCCGCGCACCTTCACCCGTTGGACGCGCGGGACCACAGCGCCCGACTTCAAGCCGATGTATCCCACCCAGATCGGCAACTTCCCGCCGCTCAAGCCGGTGATGGAAGGCGCCGAGTTCACCTATGGCACGATCGCGGAAGGCCGGGAGACCTACAAGCTCGCAACCTATGGCCGGATCGTTGCGCTAACCCGGCAGGCGATCGTCAACGACGATCTGCGCGCGTTCGACCGGGCGCTCAACACCGCCGGCCAGAAGGCTGCCGAACTGGAGAGCGCGCTCGTCTATAACGAGCTTCTGGCGAACGGCGTGCTGGCCGACGGCGTGGCCCTCTTCCACGCCACGCATGGCAACCTCGGCACGGCCGCGGCGATCTCCGAAGCCGCGCTCAGCCAGGCGTGGGAACTGATGGCCCAGCAAAAAGACATCAGCGGCGCGGACGCGGAATATATCTCCGTGATCCCGCGCTTCATCCTCGTGCCGCCGGGCACGCGCTCGATCGAGGCTCGCAAAATGATTGCCGCCGTGACGCCCGCCAAGGCGGCGGATGTGAACGCCTTCGCCAACAGCCTTGAGCCGATCGAAGAGCCGCGGCTCTACAAGCCTGGCGGTCCGCAGCCGTGGTGGCTTTGCGCCGATCCGAACGCGATCGACACCATCGAATACGCGCATCTCGAAGGCCAGACCGAGCCGTTCATGGACCAGCGCGTCGGCTTCGAGGTCGATGGCGTGGAATTCAAGATCAGGCACGACTTCGCGGCCAAGGCGCTCGATTTCCGCGGCCTCTTCTACAACCCGGGCGTCTGATCGCCTGAACCACCTTCGGAGAAAATCCAATGAAGAATTTCGATCAAGCGGGCGATGTCGTCACCGTGGCGGCGCCCTATGCCCTCACCTCCGGCCAGGGCGCGAAGACCGGGCAGCTTTTCGGTGTCGCCATCGGCGATGCGGCGAACGGCGCCGATGTCGCCCTCAAGACGTCCGGCGTCTTCGATCTCACCAAGATCGGCTCGCAGGCTTGGACCGCCGGCCAGCTCGTCTATTGGGACGACACCAACAAACGCTGCACCAGCGTCGCCACAGGCTCGCTGCTGATCGGCGTCGCGGTGGCGGCTGTCGCCGGCGGCGCCGGCAACACCGTCGGTCGCGTTCGGCTCAATGCATCCTTCCGGGCCAATGAACCGTGACGAATGCGTTCATCGCGGCGATTGATGCGCTCTTCGCCGATCCCAATATCGGTGAAGATGCGGTGTGGAAGGCGGGCGGCGTCGGTCCAGGCGTTGCGGTGCGGATCATCCGAAAATCGCCCGACCGTTTGGCGGAGTTCGGGGAAAGTCGCGCCGTGCTGCCCACGCTCACGCTCGATATACGGCGCTCGCAATCCGCAACGATCGCCGAGGGCGATCTGATCGTTATCGGCGCCGAGACGTTCAAGATCATCGGCGAGCCGATGGGCGATGCCCTCGCGCTAGTGGCCGCGTGCGAGGCGGTGAAGGTTTAGCACTTATTGGATGCGGAAGTAGGTTCGGCTTCCGATCGGTTCGCCGTTCTTCTCAAAACGACCGGACGACCAGCGTTCGGGGCGCTCCATGAAGACCTCCCAGACCATCAGCCCGAAGCAGCGGGCCGATGCACTGTAATCGCGACGTGCGGCCTTCTCGTAGATCGGCTGATAGACCGTGCCACCCCAGTTCGATCCGGGCATCCACCCCGCTGTCTGAATTTCGGTGCCCTCGATCATGGCATTCAGCTCGGACTTGATCGCCCTGATTTCCTCAGCGGTCATCCGGGACATAAATGCTCTGAATTCGCCCGCGTAAGGGACGCGCGTGATCGTCTTTCCCGACATCATATCAATGAGCACTGCGGACCTCCCTACTGAGCTTCGATTTCTTCTTGGGTAACACGCGAACGGAGCATCACGCCGATGTTCATGCGCTGTTGACCCGGGTTGAGGTGATCGTAGCGCTTCTCTATGCCATGCCGGCGGGCGACTTCGTAAAGGCGCTCAAGGTCAAGCTTGCCATCCGGCCCCTTCACATGCCGGTCGAGCCAAATATTGAACGGGCTCTTGGCCGTCCGTTCGAGCCAAGCTTGCCTTTGTTCCGGTGTGATCTTCATCGTCCGGTCGCGGTTGTGATCCTGCGGCTGATACCTCGCACCACTTGAGAACAGGCTTTCCCGTGTAATACGGAGCCCGGGTCGATCAATCTCGTAACCGACCGCCTCCATGATCTGACGCACCATGTGTCCGATCATTTGCTTGATGCGATCTTGGGCGATGTCGGGACCAAACTCGGCAACGAGCCCTGGGGCTAACGGTTCGACCGCTGCCCGCTCCAGAAAGCTCGCGGTTTCCATGCGGATCACGTTGTCAGGCCGAATGAGGAACTTCCACACACCCGTTCCGAGTTCAGTCTCGAACAGGTCACGGAAATTCTGCGGATCGTATTTGACGTCAATGTTTGGAAGCTGCGCCTTCATCATGCCCTCCTATTGGAACAGATGTTACATGTGCGCCTATTGTGGACACCTGTCAATAGTGCGCCTATGAGATTTGCTATCCAACGTCCCGATCTCGTCGAGGCACTCGCCGGTACCCAGAAGAATATCGAGCACGCCGTCACCGCCGGCATGCGGGACGCAAGCGAAGGGCTGAAGGCCGATCTGCGCGAGGATGTCGTCGCCGCCGGGCTCGGTGAACGGCTATCGCGAACGTGGCGGGGAAAGACCTTTCCCGAAGCCGGCGAAAGCGCCGAAGCCGCTGCCTATGTCTGGTCGCGTGCACCGAAGATCGTCGATGCCTTCGACCGTGGCGTCGTCATCCGCTCCGCGCGCGGCCTGTTCCTGGCAATCCCGACCGCTACGGCCGGCAAGACTGGCCGCGGCGCAGCGGGCAGACTTGAAAAGATTACGCCCGAGGGCTGGCAACGGCGCACGGGACTGAAGCTGCGGTTCGTCTATCGGCGCGGGCGCCCATCCTTGCTGGTCGCCGAGAATGCGCGGGTGAGCAAGAGGGGGCTTGCCGCCGCCAACCGGCGCAAGACCGGTCAAGCCAGCGTCATCGTGTTCGTCCTCGTGCCGCAAGTCGCACTGAAGAAGCGGCTCGATATCAGACAGGCGGCCAAACGGCAGGCCGCGCGTGTGCCCTCGCTGATCGCGCGGCACTGGTCGCAATCCTGAAGGCTTGGCACCCATGGCCTCGAAACGTGAAACCGTCCTTGCGGCGGTGAAAGCTCTTGTCGCCGCCGCCCTGCCGGGCGCGGAAGTGAAGCGCAATCTGGCGAAGGCCGAACGCATTCCGCCTGGCGGTCTCGTCGTGATCCGCGACGGCGATCCCGGCGAACCGGAAATCAGTCTCTCGCCACTGACCTATCTCTATTCGCATCGCATCCCGATCGAGATCGCCACCTATGAAAGCGCAACACTAACGCGCGAGCAGGTGCTCGACGCCATGACCGGCGCGATCGGCGCGGCGGTGAAGGCGAACCCGACGCTCGGCGGCCTCTGCGATTGGATCGAGGCGGAAGCGCCGGTGACGGACGATATCGAAGCGCTGGGCGCGCTGCCCGACCGCTTCGCCGATCTCGCCATCCTCGCCGCCTACGCGACGAGCGATCCGCTGAACTGAACTCTCAACCACAGGAGCAATCTCATGGCACGCGCACGCGGCGCCAACGCCGTCATGGCTGCGGCATTCGAGTCAACCTATGGCACGGCGCCGGTGAGCGGCTTCAAGAAGCTGCCCTTCGTGTCGGCAGCGCTCGGCGACGAGCAGGGACTGATCCCGAGCGATCTTCTCGGCTATGGCCGAGAACCGCTGCCGCCGAGCCGTGATGTCGTCAACAATGAGGGCGATGTCGTCGTCCCGGTCGATCTCCGCAATTTCGGGCAATGGCTCAAACTCGCGATGGGCGCGCCGTCCTCGGTCGAAGATACCGGCGTCTATACCCATACCTTCGTCTCCGGCGCGTTGACGCTGCCGTCGATGGCAGTCCAGATCGGCCTGCCGGAAGTGCCGAGCTACGGTGTCAACGTGGGCATCCGTGCCAACACGATGCAGATCCAGTTGCAGCGATCCGGCCTGCTGAATGCCACGATGGGCCTGATCGCCCAGGGCGAAACCAAATTCTCCACATCACAGGCCGGCACGCCGACTGAGGCTGTGATCGAACGCTTCAGCCACTTCCAGGGCGAGGTGAAGCGCGAAGGCACGGCACTCGGCAACGTGGTCTCCGCCGAACTGACCTATTCGAACGGGCTCGATAAGGTCGAGGTGATCCGCCCGGATGGCCGCATCGCCGATGCCGATCCCGGCATGGTCGCCGTCACCGGATCGATCGGCATTCGCTTCGCCGATATGACGCTGCTCGATCAGGCGAGTTCGGGCGAGCCTTGCGAACTGTCGTTCGGCTGGACGATCGATGCTGACCGCTCGCTCCTCTTCACACTGCACAGCGTGTTCCTGCCGCGGGCGAAACAGCCGGTTCAAGGCCCTGCCGGCGTGCAGGCAACGTTCGCCTGGCAGGCCGCCAAAGACCCGATCCTCGGCAAGACCTGCACCGTCGTTCTGGTGAACGATGTGGCGGCCTACTGATCGACCTCCCCCAAGAATCTCAAGCCCAAGAGGAGCCACCATGCTCAAGCTCGAACCTGTGTCCGTCGAACCCTTCTGGATCGATGTTCTGCCCGGCGTCCGCATCCAGTTCCGCCCGGTTTCGGTCGCCGCCATGTTGATCGCGCGAGGTGCGGCGGGTGAAGCGCTGAAGGCCGGGGGCGAACAGGCAACGATCGAAGCAGGCGCCGCCTTCACGCGCTCGCTCGCGCAGACCGGAATCATTGCCTGGGAGGGCATCGGCAATGCCAAGGGCAAGCCGGTCGATCCCGACAAGGCTGCAATTGATCAACTGCTCGAACTCTGGCCCGCCTTCGACGCCATCGACCGGCTCTATGTCGGCCCGGCGCTGACGAGGCTCGACGAAAAAAACGTCTGATCGCCCTCGCCGAATGGCACTTCGAAGGCGGCGAAAGCTATTGCGCCGCCTGCCCGAGCCATTGCGAGGGCTGTCCCTACGATACGCATCGCCTGGAAACGTCTGAGGGCCTGCTGGCCTGGGAAGTGATCCGCCGCTCGGCCGGGCAAGTGAGAGCGGTGATGGGCGGCGTCTATGCCCTCGATTTCGGGGCGATCCTTTTGCTTGCCCATAGCATGGGCGCGCTGAACCCGCTTGTCGTCGATGTCCTCTCGGAAATCGAAGCCGTCGTCGTCAACGCCTATCGCCGGAACGCTGATCCATCATGAGCGCCACCAACGTCTCCATTCGCCTCGGCATCGAGGGGAAGGCAGAGATCCGGCGCGCCTTCGAGGAAGTCGGGCAATCCGGGCAGGCTGCGTTTGGCGCCGTCGAGAAGGCGTTGAACCGGACGGGCGCGGCGACCGATCGCGAGGTCGCCCGCCTCAAGCGACTGGCGGAAGCCGCGCGGCTCGCAGCCGATGCCGAAGCCTCCCAGAAGCGGTTCAACGCGGTCCTCAACGTTGACCGTCCAATCCCTAAATCCGCGCGCGACTCCGCCTCGGTGTTCGAGGAAGCGGCGCGCGAAGCCGAAAGCTTCCAGGCGCGGGCGAATGCGCTGCGGGCAACGCTCGATCCCCTGGGCGCCGCGCAGGCCCGCCTCAACAGCGAACTTGCCGAATACGCAGCGCTCGCCAGGCGCGGCGTAATCACCTCGGCCGAACATGCCGCCGCGCAAGGTCTCGCCCGGCAAAGGTTCGATCAGACCGCCCGCGCGATCACCGGGGTCGGCGGTTCTTCCAAACTGACGCGCAACCAGCTGCTGACGCTGCAATACACGTTCAACGACGTGGTTGCGTCGATGTCGACCGGCATGTCGCCGATGACGATCCTCATGCAGCAGGGCGGTCAGGTGACGCAGGCCTTTGGCGGCCTGCGCGGTACGCTCACCGCCTTCGGCTCGGCGCTCGGTGTCGTGGGTGCGGTCGCAATCGGGGTTGCGGCGGCGGTCGTTGGCCTCACCGCCGCGTGGGTCGCCAACGACGCCTCTACGCGCTCGGTTACGACCGCGCTCATGGGGATCGGCCGCGCTTCCGGCACGACCGCCTCCGAACTCGAGCGCGTCGCGCAGTCTTCCGCCGAAGCCGGCAAGATCTCGGTCAGGTCGGCGCGCGAAATGGAAGTCGCGTTCCTGCGCACCGGCAAGATCGGCGCCGAGGAAATGGCGCGCGCGATCTCCATCGCCCGCAACTTCGCGGTCACGATGGGTGTCGAAACCAAAGCTGGGGCCGAGCAACTGGCGTCGGCGCTGACCGATCCTGTTCGCGGCGCCGATGAACTCAATTCCCGGCTGGCCTTCCTCGACGATCGAACCCGGCAGTATATCCGGACCCTTGTCGATCAGAACAACCGCACCGAAGCGCAGCGGGTTCTTCTGGCGGCGCTGGTTCCGACGCTCGCCGATGCCGAACAGGCCACCAATGCCTTCGGGCGCGCTTGGAATTTCGTGGCGCGTCAGGCCTCGAACGCTTTCGACGCGATCGGGAAGGCCGTGGACCGCGCCGTCGATGGTCGCACGCCGGCCGAAGAACTCGATCTTCTAAAGTGGCAGCGCGAACGGCTTCGCGAAAACGTCCGTGGCGATTTCGTGCCGCTGATGCTGCCGGTGGTCGAACGGCGCATCGCCGAAATTGAAGCCCAGCTTGCGGATGCGCAACGGCGCGCGGAGCAGCTTGCAGCCGACGCCCGCGCGAATGAACTCTCCGTGCGAGCCGGCGAAACGGCCCGGGACATCATCCCCGGCGCGCGTGAACTCGAACGGCTGCAACGTGAGCAGGCGGCCCTGAGGGCGGCGCTCAACGATCCGCTCACGCGATCGAAACTTGCCGATGTTGCAGCGGTGGAAGCGGCCTATGCCCGCGTTACCGCTGAACTCGCCCGCTACCGGCCGGCGGTCGATGCGGCCACGCAGGCGATCGTCACCCAGAACTCGGCGACCGAAATCTCGATCCGGGCGACGCTTGCACTGGCGAACGCCTATCTCGAAAGCGCCGAAGCCGCCGAACGGGCTGAAGCCGGCAAGCAGGGTCTGATCGATCAGGCGCGCGAGGGTATCGACGCCGAAGCCCGTGCCCGGCAGGTTCTGCGCGAACGGATCGCGGAAGCCGCCGCCCAAGCAGGCCGGCAGGTTGCCGATCTCACCGCTGAAGCGGCTGCGCAGAAGCGTGTCAATGATGCGGTCGCAGGCGGCGCGCTTGCCTCCGCCAAGGCCGCCCAGGCGATGCAGGTTGAGCAGGCGCTCCGCCCTTTGCTGATCGCGCAGGCCCTTGCCGAAGGCGAAACAAAGGAGACCCTCACCCGCATCATTGATCGGATGCGGGAAGCCTATGGCCGGCTCTTCGCCGAGCAGGAACGGGCGCAAGCCCTTTCGGCCAACGAGGACCGCCGCCGCGAGATCGAACTGCTCACGCGACAGGTCTCGCTGATCAACGCGACTGTCGCGGCGCGCGGTGATGCGCTCGCCGTCATGCGCGCCGAACAGGAACTTCAACGTCGCGGCGTCGATCTCGCGAGCGAGGAAGCGCGGGCCTATATCGAGTCTGCCCGGCAGATCGAGGGGCTGAACCGGACGCTGCGCGGCCAGGAACAGCTTCGCGATCAGCGCGACGAGATCACACTCCTTGAGCGTCAGGTGGCGCTGATTGGAGCGTCCGTCTCCAGGCGATCTGAAGAACTGGCGATCCTTCGCGCGATCCAGCAATTGCGCCAGCGCGGGATCGATGCGGCGAGCCCGGAAGGGCAAGCCGCGATCGGCAATGCGCGGCGGGTCGACGAACTCAACCGTCAACTCGCCGTCCGCCAGGCCCTCGAAGACCAGAAGGACGAAATCACCCTTCTGCAACGGCAGATAGGGTTGATCGGTCAAAGCTCTTCTGAACGCGCCGTTATCATCGCGCAGCTCCGAACCGAACAAGGCCTGCGGACGCGCGGGATCGACCTCGCCAGCGAAGAAGGGCGGATGATTGTCGAGAACGCCGGCAAGATTGAACGGCTGACGCAAGAATTGCAGCGGCAGGACGCCGCCTATCGCGCCATCGAGAATGCGGTCGGCTCGGCGCTCGACCGTTTCGCCGATGTGCTGGCGCAGGGAAAGCTCGATTGGAAATCGTGGGGCGATGCCGGCCGCGCCGCGCTGCAAGAACTTTCCCGCGAAATGATCAAGCTTGCCCTGCTCAATCCCCTGAAGAACCTGCTCTTCGGTTCGAACCTGCCGACGTTCAGCCAGGGCAGCGGGCTGTTGAGCGGCATCTTCTCGCGCCTCTTCCATGAGGGCGGACTGGTTGGCGCGGGAGGTGTCGGGCGCATGGTGCCGGTTGCCGCCTTTGCCTATGCGCCGCGCTTTCACGAGGGCGCATATCTGCGCGCTGACGAAGTGCCGGCGATCCTGCAACGCGGCGAGCGCGTGCTGAACCGGAAGGAGGCGCGCGCCTATGAGCGCGGCGACGACCGCGCCGGTGGCGCGATCGTCAACGTCACGATCCAGACGCCGAACCCAACCGCCTTTGACGCCAGCCGCACCCAGATCGCCGCGGGCCTTGCCCGCGCCGTTCGCTCCGGCATGCGGGGAATGTGATGCCGCAACCCTTTCTCGATATCGCCTTCCCCGGCTCGGTCGGGCGCGGCGCCACCGGCGGGCCCGGCTTTTCGACGCAGATCGTGACGCTTGCATCGGGTGCCGAGCAGCGAAACGTCAACTGGTCGAACAGCCGGGGTCGCTGGAATATCTCGACCGGCATCCGCAACCGCGCCGACATGGCGGCGGTGATCGCCCATTTCCATGTCGTGAAGGGCCGTGCTTATTCCTTCCGCTTCAAGGACTGGAACGACTATGACGCCGCCGATCAGGCGATGGTGCAGAACACACCGACGGTCTGGCAGATCGTCAAACGCTACAATCGCTCTGGCTACGAGCACGTCCGCACGATCACAAAGCCCGTCGCCGGATCGGTCGCGGTGAAGATCGCCGGAAGCCCGGTCACGCCTGCCGCGATCGATACGCTGACCGGCCGCATCACCTTCGCCTCGGCGCCCGGCTCGGCGCCGACCGCCTCCTTTCAGTTCGACGTTCCCGTCCGCTTCGACACCGACAGCCTGCCGGTTCAGGCGAACGCCTGGGACTTGCAGATCGTCAACAACATCGACCTCGTGGAAGTCCTCGAATGAAAACCCTTCCTCCTGCCCTTGCGAACCATGTCGCGGGCGGGCTCACGACGCTATGCCGCTGCTGGCGGGTGGATCGCCGCGACGGCGTGGTGATGGGCTTTACCGACTTCGACCGCGATCTCGTCTTCGATGCCGTCACCTTCAGGGCGGCGTCCGGGTTCACCGCGACCGCTATTGAAGGCCAGCTTGGCCTCGCCGTCTCGAACCTCGATGTGCAGGGCGCGCTGTCGTCCGACGCGCTCACCGAGGACGATCTCCACGGCGGGCGCTATGACGACGCGGCCGTCACGATCTATCTCGTCAACTGGGCCGATGTTGCCCAGCGCGTGATCCTTCGGGCCGGCAATCTCGGTCAGGTCTCGCGCGGCAAGCTTGCCTTTTCCGCCGAACTGCGTGGCCTTGCCGCGAAGCTCGATCAACCGGCGGGCCGCATTTTTCAGCGATCCTGCGCCTGGGATCTCGGCGACGCGCGCTGCGGCATCGATCTCGGCGCGTCTGGCAATCACGGAGCAGGCGCCGTCACGGACGTGCTCGATGCCTTCGAGTTCGTGGCCTCCGGCATGTCCGGTATCACCTCCGGCGCGCTGACACGCGGCAGGCTGGTTTGGACCTCCGGCGCCAATGATGGGCTCGCGGTCGAGATCAAGGCGCATTCGTCCAGCGCAGGCGTGTCGCGGCTGGCGATCTATCTGCCAATGGGCGCTCCGGTGACGATCGGCGATACCTTCGATGCGACCGCCGGCTGCGACCGCACCTTTGCGACCTGCCGGGATCGCTTCGCCAACACGGTCAATTTCGGCGGCTTCCCGCATATGCCCGGGACCGATTTCGCGATGTCCTATCCGAACCAGGGCGCGGGCAACGACGGCGGCAAGATCACATGAGCGTCCGCGATCATATCATCATCGAGGCCCGGTCCTGGATCGGCACGCCCTATCACCATCAGGCGGCGCTCAAAGGCGTCGGCTGCGATTGCCTCGGCCTCGTGCGCGGGGTCTGGCGTGCGGTCTATGGCGCCGACCCCGAGCACCCACCCGCCTATTCACGCGATTGGGCCGAGACGCTGCGCGAGGAGACACTGGCCGATGCCGCCAGCCGTCACATGATCCCGCTGGCGCTCGATGCCATCGAGCCCGGCGATCTGTTGCTCTTTGCGATCAACGAAACCGCGCCGGCCAAGCACTGCGCGATCCTCGTTGCTCCGAACCGCATGATCCACACGATCGAATCCCACCCGGTCGCAGAAGTCTCGTTCGTGCCGTGGTGGCGCAACCGACTGCGCTTTGCCTTCAGGTTTCCGAAAATCAGACGGCCGAACCGAAACAACGCATCGCGCCGCTAACGATAGCAAAAGCCGGCGGCACGTATCGCCTGAACACTCCGCTCAACGTCAAGATCGGCCTCCGGGCAGATGCGCGCAACCTCGGCTGCTACCTTCATCCAATGCCACGCCTCGGCACGATCCTGAACCGACCTCGCTCTCGCGACTTCAACCTGAGCCGCGTGGAAGGCCGTCGGCGGATTGATAGCAACCAACCGCTTCGCGTCTGCCTTCCATCGGGCGCGGCGGGCGCGCCAGCGCATGAAGAAATCGCCGAACATTAGAACAAACCTGAATTCGCGATCATCTATTTGAAGCTCAATTCTGTTTCACGATCAATCTCCCTACGAATACTTCGCCAAGAGGTAACGCTTCTCACATGGCCGTTCTTCTCCTCACCGCCGCGGCCTCCGCGCTGACGGCGGGCGCCTCGGCGTTTGTCCAGATCGCTGCGGCTGCCGTCGCCACAGCCGCGGGCGGGTATATCGATAACCTCCTGTTCGGGCCGAAGCTCGAAGACCAGCAGGGACCACGCCTCGATAGCTTGCAGGTTCAGGCCTCCACCGAAGGCGCGCCGATCCCCGAAATTGCGGGGCGGGTCCGGATCGCCGGGCAGATCATCTGGGCAACAAACTTCAAGGAGGTCGCGACCACCGAGAAGCAAGGCGGCAAAGGCGGTGGCGGTGGATCGGTCAAGACGACCACCTATGCCTATTTCGCGAATTTCGCAGTGGGCTTGTGCGAAGGCCCGATCGATCGGATCGGTCGCATCTGGGCGGATGGCAAGCCGCTTTCGATGGCCGGCATCACCATGCGGGTCTATCGCGGCACCGCAAGCCAAGCGCCCGATCCGCTGATTGAGGGCGTCGAAGCTGCGGACAACGCGCCGGCCTATCGCGGCACGGCTTATGTCGTGTTCGACAACCTCGCGCTGGAAAAGTTCGGCAATCGCCTTCCGCAGCTGACCTTCGAGGTGTTCCGGCGCGTGTCGTCGTCCGACGGCGATAGCGTTGAGACGATGGTGCGCGCCGTCACCATGATCCCAGGCGCCGGCGAGCGCGCCTATGACCCCAAAGTTCAGAAACGCAATCTTGGTGGCGGTGCGACCACGCCCGAAAACGACAGCGCCGGACGATCGACCTCGGACTGGTCGGTGGCTCTCGATGATCTCAAGGCCTCGCTGCCAAATGTCGATACGGTTTTTCTGGTGGTGGGCTGGTTCGGCGACGATCTGCGCTGCGGCTCCTGCACGATCCGCCCGAAGGTCGAAGTCGCCGACAAGGTAACGACGCCGGATTCCTGGATGGTGCATGGCGTCGCGCGATACGGCGCGGCGGTGATCTCGCTCAACGCCGGTCGCCCGTCCTATGGCGGCACGCCTTCGGATGATACCGTCGTTCGTGCCATCCGCGATCTCAAGGCGCGCGGCTATGCCGTCGTGTTCTATCCTTTCGTGTTCATGGATGTTCCCGTCGGCAATGCCCTGCCCAACCCCTATGGCGGAACGGGCCAGCCAGCCTATCCCTGGCGCGGGCGGATCACCTGCCATCCGGCGGCAGGCCAGCCTGGCACGGTGGACAAGACCGCGACGGCCGGGACGCAGGTCGCCTCGTTCTTCGGTTCCTGCCTGCCCAGCCATGTTTCGGTGTCGGTCAACGGCAGCACCGACGCCGTCGCGACCAGCTATTCCGGCCCGGCCGAATGGAGCTTTCGGCGCTTCATTTTTCACTACGCCAGGCTCTGCGCGGCGGTGAATGCGATCGACACCGGCGCCGTCGATGCTTTCCTGATCGGCTCGGAAATGCGCGCGCTGGTTTCCGTGCGCGATAGCGCCACGAACTTCCCCGCGGTGGCGCGCTTGATGACGCTTGCCGCCGATGTGAAGGGCATTGTCGGCGGCGGCGTGAAGGTGAGTTACGCGGCCGACTGGTCCGACTACAATGGCTATCGGCCCACCGATGGATCGAATGATGTCTTCTTCCATCTCGATCCGCTATGGGCCGACAGCAATATCGATTTCGTGGGGATCGACTGGTATGCGCCTCTCGCTGATTGGCGCGATGGCTCCGGCCATCTCGATCGGCAGGCGGGCGCGTCCTCGATCTATGATCGTGCCTATCTCCAATCGAACATCGAAGGAGGCGAATTCTTCGATTGGTTCTATGCCTCAGACGCTGCCCGCAACGCCCAGACGCGCACAACCATCACCGACGGCGCCTATGGCAAGCCCTGGGTGTTCCGTTCCAAGGATCTCCGGAACTGGTGGCTGAACCGGCACTACGATCGCCCGGGTGGTGTTGAAAACGGATCGCCGACTGCCTGGCTTGCCGAAATGAAGCCGATCTGGCTCTGCGAACTCGGCGTGCCCTCGGTCGACAAGGGCGCGAACCAGCCCAACGTCTTCTACGATCCGAAATCGTCCGAAAGCTTCTTCCCGTATTTCTCGAAGGGCACGCGCGATGATCTGATCCAGCGCCGCGCCATCGAGGCAGTGATCGGCTGGTGGGAGATGGCCGCGGGCCACAACCCCATCTCCGGCGTCTATGGCGGGCGGATGATCGGAACGATCGGCGTCTGGACTTGGGACGCACGGCCCTATCCCGCCTGGCCGGGTCGCGCCGATCTGTGGTCGGATGGCGATCTCTATCCGCTCGGCCACTGGCTGAACGGCAAGGTCGGGCTTGCCGATCTTGCCGCGCTCGTCGCAGAACGCTGCAGGCGCGTTGGCTTCACCGCCTATGACGTGTCGACGCTGGTCGGTGTCGTCACCGGCTATCTGCGCGACCGGCCGATGAGCCCGCGCGCCGAAATCGAGGCGCTCGCCTCGGCCTTCGCCTTCGACGCGGTGGAAACCGATGGGCTGATCCGCTTCATCCCGCGCGGGCGCAATTCCGTTGCGACGCTCACCCTGCCGGAACTGGCAATACCCGATCAGGGCGAGCGCGAAGAAATCACGCTCACGCGCGGGCAGGAAACCGAACTGCCGAACGAGGTCGCGATCGGCTTCACCGACGCGATCGACGACTACAAGCCCGGCGCGGTCTCGGCGAACCGGCTTGCCGGCTATTCCGAACGCAAGAGCGACATCCGGCTGGCCCTCGTACTCGATCAGGTTCAGGCGCAATCAATCGCCGATCGTGCCTTGGTCGAAGCCTGGATCGAACGCGAAACGGCGGGCTTTGCTTTGCCGCCCGCGCGGATCGCACTCGATCCAGGCGACGTTGTCGATCTCGTCATCAACGGCAGGCCGCGGGCCTTTCGGCTGAAGCGCGTCACCGAGCGTGGCGCGCGCGATGTGGAAGCTGTGCGTGCCGAAGCGGCGATCTACACGCCGCCGCTCAACGGTATCGCCCCGCCGACGCTGACGCCGCCGCCGATTTATGGCGCTGCGGTCTTGCGCCTGATGGACCTGCCGCTGCTTCGCGACAGCGATGATGGCTTCTCGCCCTATGCTGCCGCGTCGGCGGCGCCCTGGGGCGGCGTGGTGGTTATGGATAGCGCCACCGGCTCGGATTTCACGCTCGATACCACGCTCGCTGTTCGCGCCACGCTCGGCGAAACGATCCAACCCTTCCCGGCCGGGCCGACTGAGTATTGGGACGAAGCCTCAGTCCTCGAAGTGAAGCTCTATGCCGGGGAACTGGCGAGCGCGATGCCAGAAGCGATCCTGACCGGCAGCACGAACAGCCTCGCGATCGGCACGCCCGATGGTGATTGGGAGATCGTTCAGTTCGCAGACGCCGTGCTAACGGCTCCGCAGACCTATCGGTTGACCAAGCTGCTGCGCGGGCGGCTTGGAACCGAGCATGCCATGCGGCCGCCGCTCGCCCTCGGCGCGCCGGTGGTTCTGCTCAACGAGGCCGTCTTGAAGATCGACGGCAAGCCCGCCGAACGGCTCGCTGCCCGCTTCTATCGCTGGGGACCGCCTGCGCTCGATATCGCCGATCCCGCCTGGCAGCAGACGACCTACGCCACGAAAGCCGCCGGCCGCATGCCGTGGTCACCGGTCCAGATTACGGGCGCGCGCAATGGGGGCGGCGATCTCGCCATCACCTGGGTTCGACGCACGCGCTTCGGCGGCGTCTGGGCGGATGGCGTCGATGTTCCGCTCAATGAAGAAAGTGAGCGCTACGAGGTCGATGTGATGAACGGCGCGAACGTCGTCCGCACCATCGCCGTGATCACACCAACTGCCACTGCCGGATACACCGCCGCCCAGCAGGTCGCGGATTTCGGCTCGGCGCAAAGTAGCATCACCATCCGCGTCTATCAGCTCTCCGCCGTCGTCGGTCGCGGCTGGCCGGGCGTTGCAACACTCTGAAGGACTGATCCATGGCGACGCCGAACCTCGGCCTGCCCGTGCTCGCGCAAGGGCAGGCGCAGAAGGAGATTACCCATAACGATGCACTACTCCGCCTCGATGCGCTCGTTCAAACCAGCATCAAGAGCCGCGCGCTGGCGACGCCGCCGGGAAGCCCGGCGAATGGCGAGCGATGGATCGTGCCCTCCGGCGCGACCGGCGCCTGGGCTGGTCAAACCGACAAGATTGCCTTCTGGCGCGAGGGAGCTTGGGCATTCTTTGCGCCGGGCGTCGGATGGCGCGTCCACGTCGAGGACGAACGCCTCACCGTCGTCTGGACCGATGGCGCTTGGCGCGACCGGATCGTCGGCACCGCGAATGGTGGTGCGATCCGGCTCGTCGCGCTTGAAGAGGAATTGACGCTCACCGGCGCTTTTGTCGATGCGGCAACCGCGGTGATCGCCGACCGCATGATCGTGCTGGCGGTTGCCTCGCTCACTACGCAGGCGATCACCGGCGCGACCTCCTATGGCGTCGGGGTTGCGGGCAACAATAGCCAGTTCGGCGGCTCGCTCGGGATTGCGCTGGGTTCAACCAACATCGGCGTGATCGGCCCCACCGCCTTCTATTCCAACACGCCCATTCGCGTCACCGCGGCCGGCAGCAATTTCACCGGCGGCAAGGTGCGTGTTGTCCTCTACGCGCTTGCCTTCACCGCCCCATCGTCGTGATCGGAGAACTCTATGCAGCCGTCAATCGCCATCGCGCCTGAGGCGCTCACGATCACCTGGGTGGTCGTCGGCAGCATCATCCTCGAACTGTTCGTGCTGATCGTCTTCCTCGTGCGCGTGTCCTGGTGGCTGTCGCATCGCTTCACCACGATCGATGCGAACTTCCTCACCGTCGGCAAGGATGTGGCGCAACTCAAGGCCGATATCAGCAACGACATTGCCGGTCGGCGCGTGGTCGCCGAGACCCGCAACGATATTACCGAGCTCAAGACGGGCTTCAAGGATATCCGCGAGCGCGTTGGCCGCCTCGAAGAACACGAGGACGAGCGGCGAACATTCGCGCCCGCCGCTGTACCCGACTGATCCGCCGTCAAACCCATCGCAATCCGACCGAAAGCCCGCCCTCCGGCGGGCTTCGTCGTTTCTGGAGGTCCGCAATGCTGCCTGCCCAATACCGCTGGCTCGAAGCCGAACCCGGCCCGCGCATGATCGTCGAGGCGCTGAAGGAATACGGCACGCTTGAAGCACCCGGTGCCGCCGACAATCCGAAGATCATCGGCTGGCAAACCGAACTCGAAGCCGCCGGCCTCGGCCGCGTCTACGCCGGCGTCTATCGGCACGACGCAATCCCCTGGTGCGGCCTATTCATGGCGATCATCGCGCATCGGGCGAACGCCGAGCGCCGGGCCGAACGCAATCCGCCACGGCTCTATCTCGCGGCGCTGCAATGGGCCTCTTTCGGCAAAACGGTTCCGAAGGGCGGTGGGGCGCTGGGCGACGTGCTCGTCTTCAAGCGCAAGGGCGGCGGGCATGTCGGCCTCTATGTCGGCCACGACGCCAGCGCCTTCCATGTCCTCGGCGGCAATCAATCCGATCGCGTCTCGATCACGCGGCTGTCGCGCAACCGGCTCGTGGCGGTGCGCCGTCCGGCCTATCGCGTCCAGCCCGCCAACGTCCGCGCCGTCCCTCTCGCCCAGAGCGGCAGCCTCTCCGTCAACGAGGCGTGATCCAACCCACAACAGGAGTTTTCCATGAACGCCGTACTTCAGTTCGGTGCGGGCTATCGCACCTACATCATTGCCGCCGTGCTCGTTCTCGTCGTGGTCGTCGAAAAGGGTCTCGGCATCGACGTGCCGGGTGTCGATGTCGGTTCCGACTGGCTGAGCCACGTCCTCGCCGCGCTCGGCCTCGGCACCCTGCGAGCGGGGATCACGAAGTGATCGGCTGGATCGCGCTGGTTCTGATCGTCGCGGTGGCCGTCGCCATCGCGACGGTCTTCGCCGCCGGCCGCAAGGCAGGCGCCGCCGCCGAAGCGGCAAAGGCCCGCGAGGCCGAACTCAAATCCCAGAAGGAAGCCTCCGATGCCAAGGACCGGATGCTCGAAGCAGGCGCTGCCGCTCCTCGTGATCGCGATGCTCTCGCTAAGCGCCTGCGCGACGGCACCTTCTAG